AGGTAATCCCAATCTAAAAAAAGCAAACGTTGCTCAGGATTTTACCAAAGATCAAATAGCAGAGTATATTAAGTGTTCCGAGGATCCTGTATACTTCATCAAAACTTATGTGAAGATTGTGTCTTTGGATTTGGGTCTCATCCCATTTGAGATGTACCCATTCCAAACTGAAATGGTAGACAAATTCCACACGAATAGGTTTAACATTGCGAAATTACCACGTCAATCTGGCAAGTCCACTATTGTTACGAGTTACCTTTTATGGTACGTTTTATTTAACCAAGAAGTTAATGTCGCTATCCTTGCCAACAAAGCGGCAACGTCGCGAGAAATGCTACAAAGGCTCCAAAAATCGTACGAACACCTCCCGAAATGGCTCCAACAAGGGATCATCCAATGGAACAGGGGATCGTTAGAACTAGAAAATGGTTCTAAGATTATGGCAGCATCCACGTCCAGTTCTGCTGTTCGTGGTATGTCCTTTAATGTAATCTTCTTGGACGAGTTTGCGTTCGTTCCAAACCACATTGCAGATGAGTTCTTCTCATCTGTATATCCTACTATCTCTTCTGGTAAATCTACCAAAGTTATTATCATCTCTACGCCACACGGGATGAATATGTTCTACAAACTGTGGCACGATTCAGAAAGAAAGAAGAATGAATATATAAGCACTGAAGTTCACTGGTCAGAAATTCCTGGTAGGGATGACAAGTGGAAAGCACAAACTATTGCTAACACATCGGAAGCACAGTTTAAGGTTGAGTTTGAGTGTGAGTTCCTAGGATCTGTTGACACTCTAATATCTCCGTCAAAACTTAAGATCATGGCATACGATGATCCTATAAAATCTAATGCTGGACTAGATATTTTTGAAGCATCTCAGAAAGATCATCAATATGTCATTGCATGTGATGTTGCTAGAGGAGTATCTAGTGATTATTCTGCATTTGTAGTTATAGACACGACTACCTTACCATATAAGATGGTAGCAAAATATAAAAATAATACTATTAAACCAATACTATTCCCGAATGTAATCGTAGACGTTGCAAAAAATTATAATGGAGCGTATATCTTAGTTGAAGTCAATGATATCGGTGGGCAAGTTGCAGACATCATACACTTTGATCTTGAGTATGATAATCTTTTGATGGCGTCCATGCGTGGTCGTGCAGGTCAGATTGTTGGACAAGGATTTTCTGGAAAGAAAACCCAGATGGGAGTTAAGATGAGCACTGTTGTAAAAAAAGTTGGGTGCTCAAACATGAAAGCATTGATTGAGGAAGATAAGTTACTCATTAGTGATTACGATATCATCTCAGAGTTGACTACCTTCATTCAAAAAGGTCAATCATTTGAGGCGGAAGATGGTTGTAATGATGACTTGGCGATGTGCCTAGTTATTTTTTCTTGGTTAGCACTACAAGATTACTTCCGTGAAATGAATGACACGGATGTTCGTCAACGTATCTACGATGATCAAAGAGAGAATATTGAGCAGGATATGGCACCGTTTGGATTTATTTCTGATGGTTTAGAAGATGGTACATTCAAAGACTCTGGAGGGGATCTCTGGCACACAGATGAATACGGTGACCGTGCGTATATGTGGGAATACAGGTAGATATTGAATACTTCATTTTTATAAATATTTTTAGAAAACTGAATAGTATTCTATAGGAGTGTATTTCACATGGCAGCGTCACAGTTATCGCCAGGTGTCGTTATTCAGGAGAGAGATTTTACCACAGTTAGCTCAGTTGCTCTGGCTAATATCGGTGCAATCGCAGCTCCTTTTGAACGTGGACCTGTTGAGCAGATCGTAGATGTTAACTCAGAACGAACCCTGATCTCAACGTTTGGCAAACCGAATGATACCAATTACGAATTTTGGTTTAGCGCCGCTCAGTTTCTGAGCTATGGCGGTACTCTGAAGACCATTCGTGCAGATGGTACTAACCTCAAGAACGCAGTATCTAATTCTGCTGCGGTAAAAATTAAGAATTTACAAAATTACGAAACCAGTTATGAGACTGGTGTCAGCAACAACTGGACCTTTGCAACCCAGACACCTGGTGCATATGGTAACTCACTTCGCGTCTACATGACCGATGCTGGTGCTGATCAAATCCTGACCCTGACTGCTCCTAGTAGCGGTAACGACTTTGAATTCACTGAAGGCGAAGCAGTTTCTGCTGGTAATGTAAGTGGTAAAGTCTATAGATATTCAATCAAACTTGGTATTGAACCTACCGTTAACGGTACATTCATTCCTGAGGAATCTGCATGGGGAACTGCAACATACTATAAAAAGTATGACAGAGTTTCTAATGGCGGTAACGTCTATCAGGCACAAGAAGCTGGTACATCAGGTGCAACTGCCCCTGTTCATGCTAGTGGTTTGGCATCTGACGACAACATCAACTGGTTGTTTGTATCTGCTGCTGCAGCTGCAACGATTGAAATTGGTGGTTCAGATCAAACTGTAGAAGTCCTTTCTTGGAATCCTTCAAGTCGTATTCTTGAGATTACTATTCCTAGTGCAGGAATTGTTGGTTTCATTGACGACACGATGAGTGTTGTACAAGGTAGTGTAACTGGTGCTATCCAGTCTGTCACTAGAGAACTTCAAGTTGTTGGTTCACAGGGTTCTTCACCTTTCGCTGCAACTAATACTATCGCTGACACCAACGCTGCAGCTGCAGTTGTTGAAGCAATCAGAGATGAGTATCTTGAGCGTGAGTATATTCCTGGTAAGAAGTGGGTAAACATTGCTCCTCGTCCTGGAACTTCATTGTATGCCTTGGACAAAGGTGCATATGATGACGAACTGCATATCATCGTTCTTGATGGTGATGGTCTTCTTACGGGAACACCTAACACTCTCCTTGAGCGTTTCATCGGTATCTCTAAAGCAACTGATGCTAAGAGCACTGTTGGTGAGAACAACTACTACGCTAGTGTACTGAAGCAAACTTCACAGTATATCTACTGGGGTTCGCATCCTGCATCTGCTGATCAGTTTGCAACTAATGCTACTATCAGTGAAGGCGCATGGGGTTCTGTCGCTGCTAACCGTAGTTTCAACAGAATCCAATCCAGCACGGCTGTTCATAACGAGCCTAACGGTCGTCACATGAACGGTGGTAAGAATGGTTCTTCCCTCAAGTTTGCATTTGCTCAAGGTGTTGACGATTATGTCAATACTTCCTCTGACTTTAGTAACGCTTACAACCTGGTTTCCGATGCAGAATCGGTAAGAGTTGATTATATCATCTCTGGTCCTCAGGGTGCTACTAGAGACGACGCACTTGCTAAAGTAAATGCTATCCTCAACATCGTAAACAGCAGAAAAGATTGCCTCGCATTCTTCTCTCCAATGCGTGCTGATATCATTGGTCAAACAAATTCAGATGTCATTACTAATAAGGTCCTTAACTACTTCAATAGTGTAGGTTCTAGTTCTTATTGCGTGCTTGATGCAGGTTATAAGTACATCTACGATAAGTACAGTGATGTTTATCGCTATGTACCTTGCAACGGTGACGTTGCTGGTCTCTGCCTTGAAACTGGTATCAATCAAGATCCTTGGTTCTCTCCCGCAGGTTTCTCTCGTGGTGTCCTGAGAAATGCTATTAAACTAGCATACTCTCCTAATAAGGATCAGCGCGACAAGTTGTATGCTGAAAGAGTTAACCCAATCGTTTCTTTCCCTGGTCAGGGTATCATCCTGTTCGGTGACAAGACTGGACTTGGTTACAACTCTGCGTTTGATAGAATCAACGTTCGCCGTTTGTTCTTGACTCTTGAGAGAGTTATTGGTGAGTCTGCTAGACAGCAGTTGTTTGAGCAGAACGATGAGACCTCACGTTCACTCTTCCGCAATTTGGTTGAACCTTATCTCCGTGATGTCCAAGGGCGTCGTGGTGTAACGGACTTCCTTATCAAGTGTGATGACGAGAACAACCCTGCTGATGCCGTTGATCGTGGCGAATTCTATGCAGAGGTTTACGTTAAGCCTACTCGCACTATTAATTACATCACATTGACTTTCACCGCAACGAGAACAGGTGTCTCGTTCTCTGAAATTGCCAGTTAATCTAAATAATAATAAGCTAGGAGGCTAATTAAAATGGCAGTAAAAGGTACAATTGACAATTTTAAAGCAAAGGTTGTCTCTGACTTTGCAAGACCTAACCTGTTTCAGGTTGATCTTGCATTCCCATCACAGATTATCGCAAATGGTTCATCTCTCACTGACCTAGGCAATTTCACGGTTCGCGCCGCTAACCTGCCTTCGGCTCAGATGGGTATCATTGAGGTTCCTTTCCGTGGTCGCGTTCTTAAGATCGCTGGCGACAGAACGTTTGAACCTTGGACCATCACGATTATGAACGATAGTAAGTTCATTCTTAGAAACGCATTTGAGACCTGGATTGAAAAAATCCAAGCCGCAAATGAGAACATTACTCAGACCACTGGTTTGGGTGATGAGTCTGATGCTACTGGTTACTTTGCAGACATGCAAGTACACCAACTGTCCCGCTCTGGCGAGGCAGGAAAGGCAAAATCAAATCCAGTTCGTTCCTACAAGTTTACTGACGTATTCCCAAGTAACGTTTCTGCTATTGATCTTGATTTCGGTAGCAATGACGCTGTTGAGGAGTTCACAGTAGAACTTCAGGTTCAGTACTGGCAAGCACTGACGGAAGACACAACTTCAGACGCTTGATATAAAAGGGGGTCTTCGTGACCCCCTAAATAGTATCATATATGGTTATAAAGTAAGGACTGGTTGATGTCGCAACTATTCGGTTTTTCAATTGATAGAGCAAAGAAGGCCCCCAAAGGGCCTTCTTTCGTGCAAAAAGATAATCTGGACGGGGCATACCCTGTCGCAGGTGGACAACATTATGCACACACCGTAGACATTGACGGCATAGTTCGCAATGAATATGAGTTGATCGGTCGCTATCGCGACATGATTCTTCAACCAGAATGTGATTCTGCTGTTGATGATGTAGTAAATGAAACTATCTGCGGTAATTTTGATGATGTTCCCGTAGAGATTGAACTATCAAATCTCAAAGTATCAGAAAAAATTAAGAAACTTATTAGAGAAGAGTTCACAACTATTCTAAAACTTCTTGATTTTGACAATCGTTCGTATGAAATTTTCCGCCGTTGGTACGTTGACGGTAGACTATTTTTCCACAAAGTAATTGATCCAAAGAATCCTAGAGGTGGTCTGACGGAACTCAGATACATTGACCCCCGTAAGATTCGTAAGATTTCAGAGATGGAATCAAAACCTGCTCGTCCTGCAACAAACATCAACGAAGCGTTGACTCAGAGACAAGCAGAATATTTCCTTTACAATCCTAAGGGACTAAAGAATACTTCTGCTGGTGGGCAAGGTCTTAAAATCGCACCTGATTCTATCACTTATGTACATAGTGGTATCATGGATCTTAATAAGAACATGGTACTGTCACATCTACATAAGGCAATCAAGGCAGTGAATCAACTGCGTATGATTGAAGACTCTCTTGTAATTTATCGTTTATCCCGTGCCCCCGAAAGAAGAATCTTTTACATTGATGTTGGCAACCTTCCTAAACAGAAGGGGGAACAGTATCTTCGTGAAGTTATGGGGCGTTATCGTAATAAGTTGGTTTACGATGCTAGCACAGGGGAGATCAGAGACGATAAAAAGTTTATGTCTATGCTTGAGGATTTTTGGTTACCCCGTCGTGAGGGCGGTAGAGGAACTGAAATCACAACTTTACCAGGTGGTCAAAACCTTGGTGAACTTGAAGATGTTAAGTATTTTCAAAAGAAACTTTACAAAGCACTCAACGTCCCCTCCTCCAGACTAGAGACAGAGACTACATTTAATATTGGACGCGCTGCAGAGATCACCAGAGACGAAGTTAAGTTCCAAAAATTTATTGCTCGTCTCCGCAAAAGATTCAGTGAATTATTCATGGATCTGATTAAGACTCAACTAGTTCTCAAAGAAGTTATTTCTATTGAAGAATGGGATGAGTACAAAGATCATATCCAAATTAATTATATTGCTGATAGTTACTTCAATGAATTGAAGGAAACTGAAATTCGTAATGAGCGTATGAATTTGGTCGGCACTATGGATCCCTTTGTGGGCAAATACTTTAGTGTTGATTATATCCGCCGTCAGGTACTTAAGCATACTGACACCGAAATTGCTGAAATTGATAAGCAAATTGAGGTAGAGATGGCGGATGGTACTATCGTTGATCCTGCCGAAGAAGCAGCTATGGCTGCTGAGGGTGGTGCTTTACCACCTGGTGAAGGTGCTCCAGTCGCAGAGCAGCAACCGCTTTTTTCAGATGATGAATTGAGTGCGGAAGATGCAAAACGAGGACAGATCTAAATAGTACTATTATTATCATAAATATTATGGCTTCCGAAAATGCAACCGATATCGTAAATAAGATATTTGCTGATGATAAGGCAGATGCGATTGATGCAATTAACAACGCTTTAGGCGCATCATCTTACGATTTGATTCAGCAAAAGAAACTTGAGTTTGCTCAGAGTTGGGGATTTAACCCCGATGATACTGCTCAAGCAGTTGCTGATGAAATTACTGATAATCTTCCAGATGCCTCTGACACCCCAACGGATGTAGAGATTGACGGTAGACTACCAGAAGATCCACCAGAAGCATCTATTGAAAACGATGTAAATCCAGAGGAACCTACAGATGAAACTGATCAGTGAAGAAATTCTAAATGTTAACTTCCTTGCAGAAGAAACTGAGGATGGGAAAAAATCCCACTTCATTGAAGGAGTTTTTCTGCAAGGTGGAATCAAAAATCGCAACGGAAGATACTACCCCGTTGAAACACTTTCTCGCGAAGTTGCTAAATATGATGAGAACTTCATTAGCAAAGGACGCGCTCTTGGTGAACTAGGCCATCCCGATGGTCCCTCTATCAATCTTGATAGGGTATCACACAAGATCGTTAATCTTGCACAAGAAGGTAATAACTTTATCGGTAAAGCTAAACTGCTTGATACCCCTATGGGTAACATTGCAAAGTCACTTTTAGATGAAGGTGTTAAACTTGGTGTTTCTTCTAGAGGAATGGGTTCCATTCGTAAGGAAGAAGACATGGCAATCGTAGAGGATGACTTTATGCTTGCTACAGCTGCCGACATTGTAGCAGATCCGTCTGCTCCTGATGCATTTGTTGATGGAATTATGGAAGGCAAAGAATGGGTTTGGGATAATGGATTGCTCAAAGAGGCACATATTGCCAAAATGAAGCGAGAAATTGACCAGGCAACCATCATCAATATCCAAGAGCGCAAAGTTTCCGCGTTCAAAACCTTTTTACAAAGTTTGTAAAGTATAAATAATCATAGATAAATCAAATGCTGACTACAGGAGATTCAAACATGTCCGATATCCGCGACGTAGAATTTGAAGCACAGATGGCTGAAGATGTTGCAACTGGTGTCGCTGCTATCAAGAAAGGCGCGAAACCAGGTGAGAATATTGACACGTCTGGTGCAAAGTCCACCTCTATTGGTGGCACCGATAACAAGACCGAAGAGGGAGCAAAAGGCACATCAAATCTTGGTGCTAAAGCTTCTGCCCCCGTTAGTGTAGAAGGAGACAAGTCTATTAAGACTAAACCTTCTGACGCATCATCTAAAATGGAGGACGTAGAGGAAGATGGCGAAGAAACAATCGCTGAAGCCCAGTACGACTTTAGTGAAGATGTTAACGCTCTTGTCGCTGGTGAAGAACTCTCAGAAGACTTCAGAGAGCGAGCAGTAACAATCTTTGAGGCAGCAGTAACCGCTAAGGTTAATGCTGAAGTTGCTGCAGTACAAGAAGCATTTGAGGCTACTCTAACCGAACAGGTTGAGGAAATCAAAACAGAATTGGCCACCAAAGTAGACGACTACCTGTCTTATGCCGCCCAACAGTGGATGGAGGAAAATACCCTCGCTGTAGAGCATGGCGTTAAGAATGAAATTGCAGAGTCGTTCATGGTTGGCCTCAAGGCTCTTTTCGCGGAGCACCATGTTGGTGTTCCAGAAGAGAAGTTTAACCTGCTTGATGGCATGGTTGAACAAATTGATGACATGGAAGGAAAACTCAACGAGCAAATTGAGTCCAATATTTCTTTGAATAAGAGAATTGGAGATTTTGTTAAGATGGAAATTGTGAACGATTGCGCTGTAGGTTTAACCGAGACGCAAAAGGAGAAGCTCGCTTCTCTGGCAGAAGGTGTTGAGTTTGAGAGTGAAGAAGGTTTTCATAAGAAAATCACTACTATTAAGGAGTCATACTTCACTAGGAAGGAATCTGCTACTGTAGATCCTACTGAAGATGTACAACCCTTGGTAGAGGAGACCCAGTATAATGGTCCGATGGGCGCTTATGTTGATGCCCTGAGCCGCTGGTCCCAATCGTAATTATTTGTAAATACTACCCTACTAAAATTTAGATAAAAAAATGGCTGATCTAAAGCAACTCCAAGAAAAGTGGGCACCTGTGCTTGAGCACGAGGCCCTCCCTAAAATTGAAGACTCGCACAAGAAAGCAGTTGTAGCTCAACTGCTTGAGAACCAAGAGTTTGCCGCTCGTGAAGAGCAGCAGATGCTGACTGAAGCACCTACCATGGCCGCTGGCACTGGTGGTTTCAGTGGTGGTTCTACCGCAACAGGTCCTGTCGCTGGTTTTGACCCCGTTCTGATCTCCCTGATCAGGCGCTCCATGCCTCAACTGATCGCCTATGACATCGCAGGCGTTCAACCGATGACTGGTCCTACTGGACTGATCTTCGCAATGCGTACTAACTACGGCTCCGAGCGTCATGCTGGTGCTGGTGGATATGACGAAGCATTCTTCAACGAGCCTAACGCTGGTTTCTCTGGTGGCGACACGTCTTCCACCTACGATCCTGGTGCATCAGGTTCTGCCAACAACGATGCAGAAGGCACCAACCCTGCTCTCCTCAATGATGGTTCCCCTGGAACCTATGAGTTGACTGGCGATGCCCAAGGCATGTCTACCGCCGCTTCTGAAGCACTTGGCGAGTCTGGAACCGACTTCCGTGAGATGGGTTTCAGCATTGAGAAGGTTACTGTAACCGCCAAATCACGCGCCCTGAAGGCTGAGTACAGTCTTGAGCTTGCTCAGGACCTCAAGGCAATTCATGGTTTGGATGCCGAGACCGAGCTGAGCAACATCCTCAGCACCGAGATCCTCGCTGAAATCAACCGTGAAGTTGTCCGTACCGTCTATGTAAACGCTGTTGCTGGTGCTCAGAACAACACCGCTTCTGCTGGTATCTTTGACCTTGACGTTGACTCCAACGGCAGATGGTCTGTTGAGAAGTTCAAAGGACTTCTGTTCCAGATTGAGCGTGATGCTAACGCTATCGGTCAGCAAACTCGTCGCGGGAAAGGCAACATCCTGATCTGCTCTGCAGACGTTGCTTCTGCCCTTGCGATGGCTGGTGTTCTTGACTACACCCCTGCACTGAACGGCAACAACGGTCTTAACCCTGATGACACCTCCAGCACCCTGGTTGGTACTCTGAACGGTCGCATTAAGGTCTACGTTGATCCTTACTCTGCTAACGTAAGTGACAAGCACTTCTATGTTGCTGGTTATAAGGGTTCTAGCGCCTATGACGCTGGTCTCTTCTACTGCCCATATGTACCCCTCCAGCAGGTTCGTGCAATCAACCCTGACACCTTCCAGCCCAAGATTGGCTTCAAGACTCGCTACGGCATGGTCTCCAATCCTTTCGCTCAAGGTCTTACTCAGGGTTCTGGCGCTCTGACCGCCAACTCTAACCGTTACTACCGTCGCGTTCAGGTTGCTAACCTGATGTGATATAGGTCCTAACGGACATATAAATACAAGGGACCCCTCGGGGTCCTTTTTTTATTGCATAATTATGAAGTTCCTAGGTCTGAGACTCTGTGATCATGATACTAATATAACTTTGACTGTAGATGACAAGGTATATTATTACAAGTTAGAAAGAGATCTCCAACTTAAACACGTTGGATTTAGGAACCTGACAGGTTGGTATAAGAAATTTTTACAATGGGGTGTACCCCTTAGTGAAATTGATGCTATTGGTATTACACTTGACTGTCACAAATATAAAACTATTAGAACTAATGAGCAAGAATTATTTGAAGAAATTAAAATCCCACTCTTCACACAGATGGGATACAAGGGACCGATCTATCGTGTAGATCATCACTATGCTCACGCACTAAGTGCTTGGATGCTCGGGGAATCTGATGTAGATATGGTATACGATGGGTTTGGTGATGATCATTTATCCCAAAGTATTTTCAGAAACGACCATCGCACTTACTGCGCTTCATATAAAACTCATCCTAGTTTTGGTACTGCTATGGGTGACACTGGTGCTCTTCTCCGTTTGAGAGGAGTTTCATATGATATGGCGGGAAAGATAATGGCACTCAAAGGATATGGTAATGTACCCGAAGAAGAAATAGATGATATCCATAATCGTCTAGGACCTTTGACTATGAAAGATCACCGTAGACTATGGAACTTTCCAATGATGGAAAGAATCTATGACAACGAAAGAGTGATGAGAAACCATATTCAAATTTGTCATACAATTTCAGAAAGAATTATAGAAGATTATTTTGCCAAAAATACGAAAGAGACTGATAGAATTTCTTATACAGGAGGAGTCGCTCTCAACACTATTATCAACAGTAGGATTAGAAAGAAACGTCCCAATCTCATCATACCAGCACATGCAAGTGATGAAGGTTTATCTTTGGGGATCGTTGAATCACTCCGAAAAGAATACAAACAACCAGAGTTTAAGAAAGAGGGGTATCCGTTCTGGCAAACGGATGAAGCGCCGAAAGAACGTCCTTCCAAACTAACAATTAAATCAACAGCAGAACTTCTAGCTCAAGGTAATATAGTCGCATGGTATCAAGGTCATGGTGAAGTTGGACCTAGAGCATTAGGAAATAGAAGTATCCTTATGAATCCAACCATTAAAGGTGGTAAGGATAAACTAAATTTGAAAGTAAAGCATAGAGAACCCTTCAGACCTTTTGGTGCATCTGTCCTTAGGGAAAAGTGTAGTGAGTATTTTGATTGTGAATATGATTCTCCGTATATGCTATACGTTATGGATGTCAAAGATAAGGAAGCGTTTTCACCTATCACACATGTAGATGGAACTTGTAGACCTCAGACAGTAACTGCAGATCAGGAAGACTTTTATGAGTTGCTCACTGAGTTTGAAAAACTTACTGGACTTCCTATGCTACTCAATACATCATTAAACAATGGTGGTGATCCTATAGCAGGAAGTATAAGTGAGGCTTTGCAACTTCTGTATGATACCGAACTGGACTTTCT